CCAATAATAGCATCATCACTGTTTGCAGCTGCTCTCACTTCTGTAGCAGACGTACCGATGTTTTGTTTTAGAACTCGTTCGAAATCTTGAGCCATATTTTCCTCCTATAATGCTATTGCCATAGCCACAGCAAAACCTGCTGAAGCACCTGAACTGGCTGCGTATGATTTAATTCTTGATGCTAGGACTTTTCTATTTGTTCCTCCTGCACCATCGTCAATAATAAATAAGTCACTATCATCTATGTCAGCACCTATCTCTGTGCCGCCATCAATATCTAAGTTGGCTATAGAAAACGCACCTGCTTCTGCACCAACATAAGTTTTTATCCTGGATGCTAACATTGATTTTTCTGTGCCGTTTGCACCATCATCAACAATAAACAAGTCAGCATCTACTAATGCTGCGTTCATCTCAGTTGCACCGTCAATCTCTAATGCACCTATGTCAACTTTACCTGCTGTTGATATTGTAGACAGTTTGCTGTCAGCAATAGAACCACCAAGCATAGAGTTAGATACAGAACCACTATCACCTGTTCCTACTAATGTTCCGCTGGCTACTGGTAAAACTAATGTTGCACTGCTTCCTGCTGAGTGTGGCTGTGCTTGTAAAGTTTGTGCGTGTGCGTTGTTGACTTCACAATAAAATTTAACTTTTGATACAGCACCAGAACCAGATCTTATGTCTATGTTACCATCTGATACAATGACACCACCTGTGCTGCCGTTACCGTCCATGATAACTTTACCTGTGCCGTTAGGCAGTAAGTCAATATTACCATTAGATGTAGATACGATGTCGTTGCCATTTACATCAAGATCACCGCCTAGTTGTGGGCTTGTATCTGCAACAACGTCTGTCAAGCCACCAGCACTAGATATTAGATTGGCAACTGTAATTTTTTTGTTAGCTGACGCACTTGCATCATTAATTAATAAAACATCATTAGATGTATCAACGTCAGCACTGGCTAGTGCAGAGTGACCAGAGATAACTGTAGAGGCTAAACCGCCACTATCTATAGCACCACCAGCAAGTTTTGCATTTGTAACTGCGTTGTCTGCTATCTTTGCTGTTGTAACCTGTGAGTCTGCAATGTGAGCTGTGTCAATAGATCCGTCAGTGTAATGCTCACTGTCTATAGCATCATCTGCAATCTTAGCACCAGTTACGGCATCTGCTGCTATAACAGCTGTTGCTACTGCATCGTCAGCCATCTTAGCTGCTGTGACGGCATCATCTGCAATCATAGATGTTTCTACAGCACCACTTGCAATCGTTAATGCACCGTTTGCAGCAAGAGTTGCGTCACCACTTATTGCCTTGTTGTCAAAGCTGTCTGAGCCGTCATAAATTAGAACATGTCCTGATGCCAGGCTAGATATGTTGGTGTCATTGAGTTCTTGTAAAGTGTCAAAAGATGCAACTTCTACAAGCAAGGCCCAGTTAGATGTATCATTTTGTGTAAGGTATGAGCCAGTAGATGTATGGGCTGTTGTACAGATATAGACGTTTTTAAACGTGCTAGAGTCAGACGTTGAGTTTTGTCTTACAATGTCACGCAATGCAAACGCTGTACCTGTTGTCCAGTTCCCAAGAAAGTTACCTATTTCGTTAGTAACTGATAACTCACCTGAGCTATCAAACGATAGAACTTTAGATGCACGACCTGTAGCATTTTCAGTAAACTCTGTAGAAGTCATCGTGTTTGTACGAGATAACTTAATAGACCTGTCTACTTCTTCTTGTATCTCTTGGATCTGCATTTGCATTTTATCCAACGCATCTTCGTGTGTTTCTGCTGGAAATGGATCGTTTGCAACGTAGTCTGTTTCTTGTGTTAGGTTAGTATCACGGATCAAAACTACAGTTTCACCAGATGCAGGTGTGTTGCCGCTAGTAAATGTAACTGTACCACCAGCTGCTCCTGCGTCTGCTACGGTGTAATGTGTTGTAATAGTTTTTGTGGTCTCTGTGCCTAGTGAACTTCTTATAATAACTTTAAGTTCTGACGTGCTATTGATGCCAAAAGTGTAGTTAAATGCTGTGGTAGAGCCATTGCCAGAATAGCTGTTTTTCACAGTTGTTGTGCTAAGTGTCATGGTTTTCCTGGGTAAAAAAAAAGCCGTCCGAAGACAGCTTGGTTAAAATACAGACATATTTGTAGATTATAGTATTTTTTTTAGGTTATTCGGTCAAATATGTCAAAACTTATCTAAAGATAGAAGGGGCAGATCTAGGTGTTTTTTCACCTGGTTGCCACCAATATGTGTTCCTCTCGTCTTTTTTGGTTCTTTTTATTTTTCTTTTAATTTTTGAACGATATTTGGGGTCTATTTGCTCTTGTATGTATTCAAAAAAATATCTTTCTAAGACCAATCTCATGTACCAAGCAGATCCGCCTGGTGAATTGTTACGCAAAAATTTAGCTATATCAGCTCCTAAGTTCATTTTTTTATTAGGGTCTAAGCCTTGATACACGTTGCCAAAAGTTAAATCTAAGACCTGAAAAGCAAAACCTATAGTTGGCCCTGCTAACTCAGCTGTCCTGCCAGCTTGTGCATCTACAGAATATCTACCGCCAAAAAGTATATCACCCGCAAAACCAAGACCCCCGCCATGCAGTAAAGAATTAAGCCAATATTTTGGATTGTTGTAATTATCATCTGTGCTTATATTTTTACCTTTGAATATATTTTTCATTTCGTGTGAAAAAGCACCCATAATCATAGTTGTAAACAGCAACGGCAAAATATAACCCATTTTACCTTTAATGCCTTTTCTATACACACCCCGTGCCATGTGTGTAAAATTAAAAGTCAAAGGAAACTGTTTAAATTGTAACACTGATCTTAAAAATTCACCTGCTACTGTTCCAGGTCTTGTTTTACCAGCTATTACAGTTGCACCTCTAGCTGACGCAACTGGCACTGCAAAATCAACAAAATTTTGCATTGCATGCATGTATTTATAAGAAAGATCCTGTGCTAGTGCGGGTGATATATCTGTTCGTTTCGCAATGTCTTCACCACGCAAATATTCTGCACCCTTCCATTTTGCATCATCAACGCCAGCATCATAAGGTTTAGTTTGTCTTATTATGTTCCATTCTGTTTCACCAATACCATACTCTTTTAAATAATTAGCATATTTTTCGTTTGTTTTTTGCAATTGTTTATATGATAAATTAAGATTCCTTGCATTAAATGCTTGAAATTCCATTCCTGCACCCCATCTGCCCGCTTGAGTAAGCCAAGATAGCTGTGTTGTTCTCAAAACAATATCTGCCAGTCTTCTTGAAAATTCGTAACTTTCTACTGTGTCAGCAGAATATCTTGCCATACCCGATGCAAGTGTACTCCAATGTTCTGCAGCCAAGCCTGATGTTGCAGCTATTTTTAATCGTGTATTTTTATCAACACCACCTAACGGACTTACAAAAGTTCTTAAATTTGACATCATAGCTTTTGCAGAAGGCACTCCAGCAAAACGTGCTGTTATTCTTGTTAAATTAAAATCACCAAGAGCTAAAATAGATGCAGATCCTAAATATGCAGCTGTTGCTATCTGTCTTAAAGTTGACATATTTTTTGCAAACGATGCACCAACGGGTTGGTTAAGATCACCTCTAATATAATACAACTCTGCCTCTGCAGCTTCTAAAGCTGTTTTTGTTTTATTTTTTGCAGTCACTCTTTTGTTTACTGGTTGTAAACTAGCCCAAGTGTTTATTTCTTTTGACAAAGATCGTAAAAAACTATCAGGATTAGGCCCCATTATTTGCATAAGGGCAATATCTCGTGATATTTTGTCAATATGAGTCATTACAACTTGAAATAAATCACCATCACTAAAACGCTCGGTATAAACTTTCCAAGAATCAAAATCTTTAAAATGTAAAAACCTGTGATCTAATCTTGAGTTTGCAAGACTGCGGCTGCCTTTACCTAATTTTACACCATGACCTTCTCTATAAATATTGTTGTAAGCCTCACCAAGTGCAACACGTAACTCTACATCATCAAAATTTTTACCTGTTTGATAGTTAATCATTTTTTCTCTGTTGAGCATTGGCATAACAAAATCTATCCATTCTTCTTGAGTTACCGATGCAACTTTTATTGAATTATGGTACTGAGGTATGTATCTAAAATCAGCTTTCGGTATACTGCCGCCTGCATCATTAAACATTTTTCTGCCTAACTCAATACCTCTTAAAACAGACTCAGCAACTTCTGATGCAGCTGTGTTTTTTGTAATACCTGGACTATATATTTCCTTACCAACTTGTTCTAAATCAGCCTTGTTTCTTGTGCTACCTGTTAAAGTATGTCTATGGTTTTTTAAAAATTCAAACATTTCTGCGTGCAATTGACCTCTTACAATTTTAATTCTATCTTCTGTATTTTGAAATCTTATCACACCCTCTGGTGTTTCAGATTTACCAACAATACGATACAGAGCTTCAGGAGGATTTATGTTACCTTTACTGTCTCTGTATGTTTCAAGTACATATTTTTTTGCTGTGTTTACAGCATTAGTTTGTGCAATTACTTGTCTTTTTTTATTTATAGCCTTGTATTGGTAACTTTCAAAAGTTGCTTTGCCCGCTAATCGTGCAGCTTCTGTTTCATTTGCACCTGCATCAATTGCTTTTTTTAATTCTTTTAAATACAATTCTTCTAATGATATTTGCTTTTCTTTTGATACTATCCCCTCTGCAGCCAAATTTGTAATACAATTAATAAAACTCATACGCACTCCCTTTTCACTAATTCACCTATAATTAATTCATCATTAGCTATATCATCTTTAAATTGTTTTAATGTTTTTGTTACGTTTGTTATTTCGTTGCCATCTGCAATTTCACCAACAACTACCTCAGCATTATCTATATCGTCTAACACGCCTTCTCTTTGTTTTATTTGATTATATGTTTCTTCAAACAATATTTTATCTTGAGCTTGCAAAGCATTTTTGTCTGCAACTTCTTCTTTAGTAAGCTCACCTTTTTTGTCTTTATATTTTCTGTAAGCCTTACCCAATTTATATACAGCCGCTAAATCTTTATGTTGTATTTGTACTTCCATACTAAAACCGTCTTTTGTTACAAGATTAAAATGTATAGCCCTGTAGCCTGTGTCTTTTGTGGTAATAAAATAATTTTCGACTTCAATCATTTTTATATCTTGATCTCTTGCAGCTCTAAATACTTTGTTTACGTCCTCTAAAGTATCTACTAAAATTCTGCCTCCTAAATAATCACCTATGTATTGTCCGTCTATATTTTCGTCAAAATTACGCAGTTTTTGTAGCTTTGTTTTTGTTGTTCCTGCGCCTTTAACTCTTGTTTCTATTGTTGCATTTTTTGTGCCAATCACTATATTATTAAGTGTGGCCTCTAAGTCAGGCTTGTGTTTTGTAGCTAGACTTAATAGTTCATCCACATTATTTGTATTTTGTAATATAGATTTTTTAGTTATGGCATTAAAACTACCAATAGAAATTGTTGGATCAATAAGAGATGTAGGCGTTCCACTTGCTTTAGCAAAAACTGACTCAGGAGGTGAAATTGTTGTAGCCTGGAGTGTACCTAAATCATCTTGGATGGATGCCTCAGCAGATTTTACAGTAGGTGATGTTTTAATTGCCCCCCCACTAACAAACTCAGGGTTGTTAGATGATATTGCTAATTCTGATTCTAAAGAAGCTAATTCCTGATTAGAATTTTTTCTGTTTTGTACTAAATTATTTGGATCATCAAAATTATCTAATTGTTTTTGTTTTAAGCTAGGCTCTGGGATTTTTGATATTTCTGATGACGTGCCTTCAATAATTGCACTCCGTCTATCTCCGCTTGCACTAATCCCCTTAGTATCACCTCGTTCAATTGCTCCTCTGATAGCTTCGATAAAAGTTTCCGTTGCTTCTCGTTGGTTGCCATCTGCCCAGAGTTTTGCTGACCTTGTAAGAGCATCTGAGATTTCACCTTTGCGGTTTGCAAGCGTTTCGATTTGGTAGATTGCGATTGCATTTTGTTCCTCCTGTGTTCTGTTATAACTTGTGTCTAGTTTATTTTTGCCATCCTTCACAATACGTTGTTCGTTTTGCACAAGTGATGCCATAACGGTTTTGTCTTTTTTTAATTTATTTAAAGATGATTGTAATACCTTACCTCTTTCAACAATTAAACTTTCTTTTATAGTAGTTGTACCAAACATGTCTATTGTTTTTACTTCTCTATTGCCTGCCTGTAATATAGATTCTATTTGTGTGCGTATTTCTATGCCTGTAGCTGGTTTTGTTTTTTCTAATACTTTTATAACACTAAGATGTAATGCAGGATCATCGACTAATTCACCCACAGCTGCTGCAATTCTTGCATTTAATCCTGAGTTCATAAAATAACCCCAGGCATCATCACTTAGTTTGTATAGTTGTGTAGATAACCTGTACAATGATGAATTAGGAGCAACTTTATTTGCCATGCGTCCTATGTACTCTGGGCTAACTCGTAATGCCCTTGCAACATCTACTGCATCTGCAGTGCCGTTCTGCACGTTGCGTATCATGGCCTCTGCCATAACTTCCTCTGGTGTAAATCCATCCAGCTCTCTGCGTACAGTAGTATTAATTATTATGTTTGCATCAGGATCTGCAATTGATAATCGTTTTGCAAGGGCAAGTCTTTGGTGTCCATCTGCTACAAAATATGTGCCATCAGCTTTTTCATAAACCATTAGTGAGCCTGCGGCATCTCTATCCCACTGTTTAACTCTTGCCAGTGTGTCTTTCACACCACGTTTATCACCACCAGTTTTAAATTGAAATGTTTCTGCGTCAAACAATATTTGATCTGGTGTCAAATATGTATCGTATGCAACTGGTCTGTTTTCTTTTAAAACAACAGGTATAGTTGACTCTGGCAATATTCTTGGTTGCTCGTTGTTACGCAGCCCGTCAGCTGCTGCTTCCATTCTTCGTATGTGTTCTATAGTTCCGTCAGCACCTGCCTCAAATGGTTTTTCAAGGTTATCATCAACAGAATTTTTTATATCTTCTATAACATTTTTAACTTGTGGTTTTTCTAATGCTGTTGGATTTAATTCTTGAACAACTTGCACAAGTTCGGTTGCATCTAAATTTTTAATGTTTTGTGCAAAATATTCCATAAATTTTACATCATCAAAATTTTCATCTACAAATAATTTAGCTTTTAGATCTGGGCTTAAATTAGCAGCAGCTTTGATGACTTGTTGTTTTGCAGCTCCATATCCAAGTTGTATGCCTTTAGCACTTCCTAAAAATACTGGAGGTATTGCAGCACCAAACAAAGTTGAAAACAAAACAACCTTAGCAGCATCGTTTACTGTGTATTCTATGCCAACGCTTTCTTTAAATGGCAATACTTGTGTTTCAATAGCTGTTGTAGCACCAAATGCTATAACTGCTTCAGCCGCTGTAACTCTTAACAAATTTGCAGTAAATGTTTTGCCTGTGCCATACATAAATCCTAGTGGCAATGTGCCTAAAATTAAAGGATCTGTGAAACCTGCCCCCACACCCCCTGTAAGTGTGCCAGCAAATCTGTCAAAACTACTTTCTGCATATTGATTTACAGTAGCCAATCTTTGTTCACTATCTCTTGCAGCTTGAGCTTCTTTTTCAAAAAAATAATCAAAACCTTTGTACTTTTCTCTTTCTACAGGCGGTATGCTAGATAAATACGTCTGCATACGTTTTTGCACAAATTTTTTCTTTTCTTTAAATGGCAAGTCTTCATTAATGACAGCTTGTATTTTATTTCTATAAAAATCTTGACTTAAAAATTCTTTTTCTCGTCTTTCAGCGTCACTAATATCTAAATCAGGCCTATAAGTTGTTGCGTGTGGTATATTAGCGTCAGGAAAAGCATCGTTAAATTCATCTACCATAGCAGTGGTTGCCCTAACGTCTAAATGGTGTGCTGAAAAAGAGTTGTGATAATTTCTAAAATCATCAAAAGCAACAGACATGTTATCGTTAAATCCTTGAGGATTTATCTGCATAGTATTTGTATTAGATTTACGTTTTGTGTTTATATACATTAGTAATTTATGCTGTTATAAATTTTTGTTAGATCAAAAATTACAAGATTGCCTTCTTGATCTCTTACTTCTATGTCTGTAGTTCTAGGATCGTTACCAAATGCAAATGTGTATTGACCAAAACCATAAGGTATAAGATGTACCATGTCCTGATTAAATAAATCTTCTACAGTTGCGTTTCTAGGCCCACCTGTTGTCAATTCACCTGGCAAATACGGCATGCTTGATGTTGCCTGCTCAAGTAAAGAGTCAGTCATGTTTTCATCTAACATTTCTTCAAGTGTTTTTAGGCCATCAAAATATTTACCTTTGTAGTCAGCGTTTCTATGATACGTTTCACCCATCATCACTCCTGGCACTGTAATCATGTGACCGTTGTATTCTTCTAGGCCTCCAAAACCATTAAAATAACCAGCTGCTACTTGCACAGCTTGTTCCATTTGGTCTGTCACGTCAGGTTCTAATCCGCTTTCATACTGCAAAGCTAACTCTGGGTCACTTAGTATAAGACCTTGGAAAATCAAGTCAGATGCTTCACTCATCATTCTAAAAACCTGTCTGTCATCTAGCAAAGGACTTATCTGAAATGTTTGAAAAGCAGCAGATTTAATATTTGAGTAATCAGCCGCAGTAGGCTTAAATTGATTTAGTATAGCTTTGGTGTTTGGATCGTCTTTTAGTGCAAAGGCTTTGATAGCACCTTGCAGTTCTGAACTGCTGCCAGTTACATTAAATAGTGTGCCTATGTGTGCTATCCCGTTTGCTCCGTCTAGTTTTGCAATTTGTTGAAAAGCTGTTGGGCCTTTATCTTGTGCCATTGTGCTTATAGTTGCTATAAGTTTTGTAATATCTTCTTCTGAACCGCTGTTCAATATTGTGGCTATTTGTTGTTTTTCTGTTTCAACAAAAAATTGAGGGTCTTGCTTAAATTGTAATCCAGCTGTTATAGCTTGTTTGTATCTTAATTGTAATGGTTCTAAACTATCAACTTGGCTAAAATCTATTGGTTGAATATTCATGCCTGCACTTACAGCTACAGCTAATAAATTATCCTCATCATTCTTGCTTCTAAAATCTAAATATTTTTTAAGTGTTTTTTCTTTAGATACATTTAATGAGTCAAAATCAGCTGTACCTGATTGTTGCATGTTTGCAGATTTAATTGCATTGTATTCAGCCGCAACCATATCTAAAGGCATTTGTTTTATAGGTGACATGTAATCGTAAACTTGCAATGAATTATTTAAATCAACCAGTTCTTCTCGTAATCCATCTTTGCCGTTAGCTACAAGCTGTTCATGCAGAGCTGTGCCAGTTTCCATAAGATTTTTAATATCAGATACATTTGGTGCATAGCCATCTTTTGTAACATCTATCACATCTTTTATTTGTGCAACAATTTCTGTTTTTTGCGTTGTCAACGCACTAACAGCCATGCTTTGTGCTTGTTTCGTAGCACCGTCAGCTTTTGCTTTTAGATCTGCTTTAGTTTTTGGGTCAAGTCCGTTGTAACCACCGTTATTATATATTTCGTAAAATTTTCCTAAATTATTATTTATTAGTTGTGTTGCGTGTAGAATAGATAGCTCGTCTTCTAAGTTTTTATTAAATTGTTCTTTACTTAAATTAGGCTGCATGTTTGCTCTTGATAATTTATCGTAAATACCAACAACAGTTTCACTGCCAAACATGTTTTCTTCTTGCATTTGTTTTACAAGTTTGTTTTCATTCATATCAGCCGTCAACCAAGTATTAAAAAACAATTTTTTTTGATCGTTTACATCTTCTGCAACAGCATCTCTGTTATTACTAAATATAGCATTTTCTATAGTAGGATAGTTACCACGCACCATGTCGTTAGATTTATTAAAAAACCATTCTGATACATGTTTGTTTTGTGTTGTATATTTATCGTATATGCTTTGTATAAGTTTTTGTGATTCATCAAAATAATCACTTGCACCGTTTCTTACATCCTTGCTTGTTTTGTATTTATTAAAAATATCTGTATGCTGTAAAGTTAATTCATTCATCATTTCAGTTTGTAATCTATCGTCTGCAATACGTTGGTTTTTTTCATTAACTCTCATTGCAAGATCAGATGCTGCGTCTGCAAATCTAGATACAGCGTTACCTACTTGCTCACCGCCTGTGTTAATAAATGGTCGGCTTCTTGTAACTGGTGATCTTGGTTGTGTTTGTGATGTATATGTTGGAATTTTAACCATTTTTTATTTCACTGATTTTAGCAGCCCCTCCTAATAATGTTGTACCTGCGTTAAAATACGATGCCCTTTTTGCATTTTTGCCTCTAGCCATAGCAGCTGCACCTTGCATACGTTCTATAACGCTAGTTTCTATTTTATCTGCTGAGTCCACTTTTGCGTTATACATAATAACTTCTTTTTCTATCTCAGCTTCAGCATAAATGTTTTGCAAAACCTCAAGTGGCGTGCCTTCTAATTTTACGCCAGATTTTAGATACGCTGACTCTGTTGACGATGCTAACGCAGTAAAATCTTTTTCAAATATTCTGACATTTCTTCTGCCTAGATCTATTGCTGCCTGTGCATCAAGTTCTGCTTTTGCAGCGTTACGTTCTGCAATTTGCTGATTAGCTCTACCTTCTTGTTCAGCAGCTTTACCAGCAGATATTTGACCAGCAGCTCCTACAGCAGTTGCTCCTGCCACTAACGCTATTGTTACTGGATCACCCATTAGAAAACCCTCGCATATAAATTATAATCCTCTTTGTCCATATAATGTTTCATAATACCTTCTGATTTTAATCCTAGCCATTGTGCAAACTTATGACCTATCTCAAAATCAGATCTAACTGTTGTTTGTAATCTTTCAACCTTGTTATCTACCATAACTCTGTCAAAAATTTTTTTTATTATTCTTGCCGTCTGTATAGGGTAGTCATGTATATCAATCGTTGCCATGACCCATCCTTCGTAAACATTGCCCCACATATTTACCATTCCGCCTGCTGCAATAATTTTATCGTCAATCAAACCAGTCCAACTCATGCCAGGTTTTTCTAATTGATCAAGCATATCTGTGTATTCTGGTTTTACTTTTAGTAAATCATTATTTAGTCTGCGTGTTGCTATAAATTTACCATGCTCTGCTGTAAAAGGTATGATTTGCATCAACCCTCGTACACAGTTACTTCAGGATAAATTGACAGCACGGTCAATGGCAACGGCTGTGTTTGTCTTACAAACACATGGCCGTCTGTTCCGTAGTCATCTCTAAGTTCAATTTTTTTGTCACCAGAAAATAAATTTACAGGTGAACCCATAAGAGCTGCACTAGACCTAAACGGTATATTCTCCATATTGTCTAAATCACCGCCTATTTCTACGCCTAATGTTTTATGCAATCTTACAGTTATTTCATTTATTCTTTTTATTTTACCTTGCGCAACTCCTTGTGATGCACCTGCCTCAATCCTTAATGTTTGCAATATAGAATCATAATTTAATCCTACATGCACTTTTTGTGCAAGTCTGTCTAATGTTATGCTGCCACCTGATACAGTTTTGTTTGCATGTGATGCACCGTCTGCAAGTATTTGTACAGCCTCACCTTCTAAATGATCTAGTCCTGATATTGTTTGGGTTGGCACACTGTCGTATGTCAATCCACTATCTAAGAAAAAAGCATCGTCTTGTGTTTCTCCAAAATCAAATGATTGCAAAAATTCAACATAACGTCTTGTTGCTCCGTTTATGTATCTGTTGACTATCAGATAAACTTGATATTCATCTTGATCAGAAGGTATAACTCCAACAGACTCAGCCTGTGCGTCTAACAATATTTTGTCTGTGCGTGCTGACGTAACTGTTGTGTCATATTGTAAATTTACAAAAGTTTTTATATTTCTGTCTGCTGCAATCTTAAACTGATTATCATCAATTCTTTTTACAAAATATTTTGCTTTGTCAGTAATATTGCTTAGACCTGTACCCCCTAAATCATAATAAAAATGATCACCTGTAGATAAACCATGATTTGTTGAGTACACAACGTCAGTTGCTAAATTTACACCTTTGAAAATAAATTGTGTTGTATCTGTTCCAGGTGCAGTAGTTAAATCAACAGCTGTGCCTGCTGTTGCGTTAGCTGACGTAGTTGCTAACTTAATAGTGTTGCTGTCAACTGATATTACAAAATATAACAAATCAGTTGTTATACCGCCTATGGCGTTAGAGCTAGTAAAATAATATACAGGATCTCCTGTGCTAAAACCGTGTGAACTTATAGTGATTGTATCATTTGCAACACTAACATTCGTGCTGTTAGCAGTAAAACTTTTAAATGATCTTGCTATTGTTTTTCCGCTATCACTATAACCGCCAAGTACATGCCTATGCCATCCAATAACTTTTTCGTTTCTCTGATATGTTAGTCCAAGTAATGTGCCATCGTTTCTTGTGGCCCACAAAATACTGTCGGGTTCTTGCTGATATGCAAAAGATGTCAAGCCGCCTTGTGTAATATGTTCTGCAAGAATAGTCATGTCTGGTGCTATGTAGCCATCAACTTCATAGTTATATACAAGCTCTCTAACTTTTCTTTTTGCACGCTGTAAAAACATTGTGACGTTAGCTATTTGTATAGCGTCAACATTTGCAGATCCATAGTTTGTTTGTCTTGTAATCTGTATATTCGTAGGCGTTATAGGTTCACTGTTGCTACCTGATGTTGCTATAAACTCACCGCCTGTTGTTCCTATGAGTAGCTGTGTAGATGCAGATAAAAATCTTATGGCGTTTACCTGATTAGATGCAATGGTATATATCATAGCGTCTGTTGCGTTTGTACCAGTTGCAAAGTTTTCGTATGATCCAGCAACACTAAAAAACAAAGACTGCGGATTATTATTTGTTCCAGCAAACACAAGACGCTGCTCATAGAAAGTTACTGAACTTGGAAAGTTGTCTGTTGAACTTAAACTTGGATTAGGGCTGCCTGTGATTGTACACGCACCAATGCTCCATGATGTATGACCTGTTCTTGTAAGTTTTTGGATTGCTACACTAGGATGCACTAAGTACATAACGTCTGCTGATTGTGCAAACTTGATGTCAAATAGTTGGTCGGTTGTGTAAGGTGAAGTTATTTGATACACACGAAACGCAGTGCCTGCTGAAGCGTATGCTGTAAGAGATGACGTATCAAAATTGTTGCCGTCCATATCTTGCAACTGGAACGTGTTAGTTGCTACGCCCGCAACTTTAAATTGTCTACTATTAAGCTCTGTCATGCCAACTATGCCTGACAAGATAACATAATCTCCATTAGAATAACCGTGACTGGTTGCAGTTACAACGCCAGGATTAGCTTGTGTTATACCTGATATAGTTTTGCCTGTTTCTGTAATGATGCCGTTGTCTTTGTGAAACCTAATGTATTGGTTTCCGAACTCCATCATGTACGTTTGTGTCGTAGAAAATTCAAAAGGTATAAGACGTGTTTTATTGCCGCTTATTTTTACTTCACTTACAAAATTTGTGCCTGGCCGTCTTGATGCTCCACCGTGCGGGTGTATAACCATATTCTCTAATGTTTTACAGCCATTAAAATATTTTTCTAAATCTGTTCTGCCGTCAAGTCGTGGTGACAGCTCACCTGCTGTAAAATTCGTAAAGCCAAAAGTTGTTTTAGCCATTAAAACCTCGAATTTATAAATGTGCTTGCATCTACATCATAAGGTGTACCTTCTGTTGCATCTACAAATCTAGCTTCTCTTAACTTGTTTTGATAAATAGTTTCTAACTGTGCTGCTAAAGTATTTGATTGTGTAACTGCGTAGCACAATTCTGCTGCTAACCTTGCAGCAATTGTTTCAATCAACAAAGAGTCGTATTGTTGTGGGTCAGTTATTTTTGCAAGATAAGTTAAAAATATTTCTTCTTCGTCAGTTACAATCTTACGGCCTTCTACTTTAAAAGTTTGCCCATTGTCTAACATGGACGATGATCCATTATGAAAGCCACCTATTTGCATAATACGCATGCAATCAGACGGCAGTGTATATTGTTTTGTAAATTCGTATGCAGGAGCGTCACTGTCTGCTGCTAACTCAACTCTTTTAATAAGACAGTTCCAATAGTGCGTTCTAAAAATTGCATCTCTAAGTGGTTCGTATCTTTGGTTACATAGTCTAGCGTTTCGTGAGTCCTCAGTTAATGCTGTAATGTTAGATGCACCCAGACTGTTTAGTGCTGAGTTACAAATTTCTACTACTGATGTCATGTTATCCTACTAAAGTTTTTGATTTTTTATTATTTGCTGCAAATTTTGCAGCTGCTTCTTTGCTACCAAAACCCCATTTTTTTAATGCAAGTTTTAGTCGTGTCGGTTTTCCGTCTTTTTCTAGCGGGCCTTTCATGCCAGCAAATCTTGCAGCAAAGCTGACCCTTCTGGGATTTGTGCCTGAACTAACAGGTGCTTTTACACCGTAAAATTTTCTACCTTTTTCATTTAGACCGCCTGACGGATTTTGATGTTCTTTGCGTGCCATCAGCCAACAAGAGTTTGTTTTTTAGGTTTTTTGTTTTTTGTTGCAGCCGCTATAACGTCACCTCTAGTGATTTTGTTTTTGTCACCATACATTGCTGCAAGTTTTTTGTTTCTTGGTGACATGTGTGCTTTAGTGTGTGGCATAATAATCTCCTAACCAACTAATGTTTTTTTCTTTTTTTTAGCTGTCTTTGCAGAATCAACAAAGTCCTGTTTAGAAGGCGCACCTGGTGATCCTACTTTTCTCATTTTTTCACCTGATCCAGCTTCTATTCGTTTTCTTTTTGCATGTATGTTTGCATATAATCCTGGTCTTGCCATATATCCTCCTGATAAAAGGGCAGCCCGAAGGCTGCCCCTAGTTAATTAATCAACAACGTAAAACATTGTTAATGCAATTGATCCAGTGCCTGCTGCACCGCCCATAGTTACAGTTACATTGTAACCGTCACCATCAGCGTCAACTTCGATGCCTGATCCAAGAGCAAGAGTGTTTGCTACGTCAACTTTTTGAGCTGAAGTAGAAGCTGCTGCTGCATAGAACTCATCTACGTCTTTTGCGACAGTCGAACCGTCTGAGCTTTTGTATGCTCCATGTCCAACACTTAGTGTTGTGGAGCTGCCCATAGCGTCATGTGCTAGGTAGCCGTGCAATATTCTTGCACCGTCTGGTAAGATAAACATTTCAATGTCATCACCAGATGCTAGAGAAGATGCTTCGTATTCTGCAAAAGCAACTCTCATTCTACCGCCAAGCTCATTAGCTTTGACTTTTTCAGAAGGTACGTTCTGGTCGTATTTAGTTTTTTGAGCTGAATAAACTGTAGCCATAATGTCCTCCTATTATTCGTTGCACGGAATTTGGAATACTTTTACTTCTTCCATTCGAGTCGCACCAACTGACATGCAATAGTAAACTTGAGTAGAGTAGTTTTTGTCGTTTCTCTCATCAATTTTAGCCATGATGTCCTTGCCAATAGCAAGTTTTACTGCGTCTTGAGTGAAGGCAAAGCATAGCCTGTCATCCGTGTTAGTTCCGTCAAAGTTTAGCCTGTTAGATGTAATGAACTTGAAGCCTAAGAAGCTGTCAATGTCACCCTGAGCTAGAGCTTTAACTGTGTTAAAATCACTAGATTTAATCTCAGTAGTTGCTAACAAATCAGAGATTTGTTGTGGCCCACATACGATGTATCTAGGGATCGATGGGTCAACACTTTGCAAGTCAAATCTTTTCTTTGCAGATAAGAGTTTTGCAATAGTTAATCCATCTGATTGGTTTGATGTTGCGAATTTACTTGCACTTGGTAGAGCAGTTGATGTTCCACCAGATACGCCAGTAAACGCAGTTCCGCCCAAAGCTGTAATGATAACGTCATCAATAGCTCTGTTCATCGCAGCTGCTGCTGCTTTTGCGTAAGAGCTAGTTGGATCGATTAACATTCTAACTTTGTCAACGTCATCAATGAGATCCGCCCAAACGTAGTCTTCTAGACTTACACGTCTTCTTGCGTGTGGAGTGTCAAGTTGCGGAGTATCAGAGTGTCTTGACGTTTTCTTTACAGCAGCTACTGAGCCGACTTGTTCGAAAAACGCATTTTTTCCAGTAATACTCTCAACATCTACAGCACCTCGCAGTTGCGAACCCATCTGTTGTGACAACATTTGTACGTTAGCAGAATACTGCTCGACAAATGCCGTTGTAATTTGTGAACTCATGGAGTCCTCCTTCTTTACAATGTTAAGTTAAAAAAAATCAGAAAATTGTCCTTACGGGTTCTCTTGCATTTTACGATTGCTCATCGGCTGATCTATACTCAGCTGTCAAACAGAGTCCTAAATTTTGGATTGTTCTGTTAAATCTGGGTGTGCCATTTGACGTAGCGCAAAAACATCGTCCACAGCCTGCTGGTGATTAGGATGTAATTTATCCCAATACGCAGTGCCTGGAGCAGTCAGTTTGTTTATTTCTGACTGTGCTTCTTGCGGTGTCATAGCACCAGAAGATGTTTGATCTGCTGTAATAGTGTCCTCAGAAAAATTAGCGGCTAAGTTTGTCAAAGCTCTAATAAACTGTGGATTGTTGCCTAGCAATGATCCATCTTCTAATGTAACTTGTGCCATATCACTTCCAAAGAATTTTTGAAACACACCGTTAGCTTCTGATAATTTTTTATCGTAAGCTAAACCCCAGTCTTGTCTAAGGTCTTGCTCTGCTGTTGTGCGGTGCATTTCAGATGCAGCTTCGTTTGTTTCTATGGCAGCGGTTTCTAATCCTGAATACCAGTTCAATAATTCTTGAGCCTGGTTTGAATTTAGTCCTGCCTTATAAGCTGCTTCTTGAAATCCTGGTAAGTTAGTTGCTTCGTACCCTTCCGCTGGCGGTGTGTACTGCACTTCGTAACCTTCAGGTGTGTCTGGTCTACCAAGTCTTGAATAGAATTGATTCCAGTCTTCGTCAGTTGCGTGTTTATTAGGTAGTGGTATTTTGTCAGCCCCTACCATGCGTTGTGCGTGAACGTAGCCTTTGGCTAGTTGATCCACGTCTTGTATGTTTTGCAATGACGGTTCGTTTCTTATATCTTCTGCTAGACCGTCTATAAATCTAGCTGGTGTTTCAGTTGTCGTTGCAGATTGCGTGGGAGTTTGTTGCTCCTCCGCTACAGTTGTCTGTACTTCTTCTGACATTTATCTCTCCTTCTGTTTAATGATATTGTCAATCCATAAGATTGCTGCTCTTTGTCCTTCAAGAAAAGCACTCTCATGTGAGTCACCTTTTACATTTGTTGTTGTAAAATAGTGTAGTCTTCGTTTTAGGTCTGCAAGAACACGCATGCCCTCGTCCGAACTAAATACAAATTTGTAGTCAGCTATAAGTTGCTGTACTATTTTTTCTTTTTCTTTTTCTTCTTGTACATTCATTTACCCTCCTTCCTGAAGTGTTTTAACCAATGGTGCTGCTTGACCTGCGGCTTGTGCTGTCTGCATTAACTCTTGTTGCTCGGCAGCGGCCGCCTCTTGTTCAGACCTTTGTGTTCTGATTTGTGCAATCTCTTGATCAGATCGCAATACTTTACGAGGAACGCCTAGAACATCTGTTACATGTTTGACAAGCATGTCAGGATCAATGTGATCCATGACTGGCAACCTGTCACTTAGTGGAGCTATCATCTCCATAGTTCTGAGTATAGCCTGTACATCACCTTGTCTTTGTGATCTTGCAAGCGGTGATACATACTCAATATCAATAGTTTCACCTTGCAGTTGTTCAGGCGGCTCAGGTAATTTTTTGTTTCTTAGTAATATATTAAACACTCTGTCAATCAATGGACGCAACATTTCTGCTTGTAGTCTGCCTAAGACTGGTGCAAGCAATCTCATTTTTTCTTCGTTACGTTGCATAACTTCTGTTGCAGTCATACGTTGGTTTTGTTCAGAAATAAGCTGATCTATAAAATAAACTTGTTGTATGGCTCTACGTCTTTGTTCTTCTAAATTTAATCCAACAGGTGTGTTTGCACCTATGTTAAGTGGTTCTATACGATCTCTTGATCCTGACCTGTAGAAATTTAGTCCGCCTGGTTGTGTTCTTACTGGCAAAATAAAACTGTCATCTGGCACAAGAAGCGGTGGATCTACCATTTTTTGTGCAGCCTTGATGGTTGTTTCTGCCATCTTGTTTAACATTTTTATATCAGGCAGTGCCGTCATGGACGGTGAACGTCCATAAACCTCACTTGATGATTTTAAATATCTTGGAACGATGTACGGGAACTCTCTGTAACCGCCAACAGATATAATATGGTTTTCGTCTTTGTGATAATAGATAGACGAAAAAGCCATAGACTTGTTATCAAGTTTGTATGGATTTAGCTTATCATTAGGCTTGACACAGTGGTGTAGCGTGACCTCCTCGTATGGATGATCTTTTACTTTTTTTAGTATGACCTTTGGCAATGCCTCACCGAACTTTCTAAATGCAGCTTCTGCTGTCATCTTAAACTCACGGTGTACTGTGTCGACTACGCCTTTATGATTTTCTGCTGCGTAAACTTCTCTAATATGTCTTGTGTTAAAACGTAATACGTTTTCATCGTCTGGTTCTATCAACATGCAGGCTGTACCAAACGCCACTAGATCTGTATAAACTTCGTGTACCTCTTGTTGAAAGTTTGATCTAGCAAACGCCATGTACATAATTCTTGTAGATGACTCTAACCATTCTAGAGCTTGCTCGTCATTTCTAAATGACTCGTCCTTAAAACGCATGTCAAACCAGGGGGAGGCTGAGTTTGTAAGCATGCTGTGCAAGGATGATGACAAAAGTTCAAGTGCGTGTAAAGCTGTACCATCAAATATTTGTTCTGTGCGTTTATCTCCTTTGCTTCTTGACTTTGTTACATCTGCCCTTCTTGGCAAACAAAAGTCGGCAACTTCTTGCCAGTGACTTTCCCAGTTTGCTCTTGAAGCCTTTAGTTTATCAAATTGTTTCGTTAGCTCTTTAGCTTTCATATTAATATCCCATCAAAGTTTTTTTGCCCTGACGCATGGCGTTAAGTCCTAACATATTGTTAAACTCTGTAAAAACTTTGCCTTGTTTCTGTTTAGGCTTAAGTGATTTAGTCATGTCTGTTGCTGCTGCAATCTTTATTGGAGAGCTAAAGGGTGCAGATAGCATGTTATTAGATTGATACATCAACCGAGTAATGTTGGTCTAAATATAACAGGATCACCAAGCACACCTTTGCTTGATGTTTGCACTAAAGGTTTTCTGCCTTTTGCCATTTTAGTACCGCCAGTAGCAGCGCTATAAGCTCCAAGTTCTGCTGTAGCTCCAGCTTTTTTGTCTGCTGCGGCTGCGGCTGCCTTAGCTGCGGCTTCTGCCGCTGCTTTCTTACGAGCTGCTTCTTCGGCAGCTGCTTTCTTGGCAGCTTCTTCAGCTGCTTTTTTCTTTGCAGCTTCTTCTGCGGCCTTCTGTTCTGCGGCAGCTTTTGCCTCGGCTGCTGCTATTTCTGCTGGTGTTGGCCCAGGTGGGGGCGGTGGTGGTGTAGGTGCTACTGGTGTAGGTGCTGGTGTAGGTGCTGGTGCAGGTGGTGGTGCAACCACATCAGGTTTCACATCAATAACCTTGTCAACTAAGTTTATAACCTTTGGAACTATTTTAGACATTTATGTTTCTCCATGTGTAGGGCAAGTTTAGCCTGGACTCGTTACGTTTGTACTGTGTCCAGCCTATGCGTTTGTAAAGTTCTATAAGTTTCTTAGGTATTGGGCTTGCCACTAAAGTCTTTGCTCCCAAACCATGTGCAAAGTTATAAAAATTATTTACAACCTTGCGTGTCAGTATTTTGCCTTTGTACTCGTCAGCTATAGCAAGATGCGTGTGGAACATCCCATCCTGGATGTCGTAAAGCCACACAAATCCAGCCGTATTCTGATCGTGTACAAACTTAAATATTTTTGCATAATAAATTATTTCGTTATGTGTTTCTAAGTACGGGTACTTATTTGCAGTCAAGAAGCTGTAAAGTTCTTCGTGACCGTACACTCTAATAATATCAATCAACCTAATAATGATTTTTTATATATTTCTGCGTCTTCGTCTATGCCTTGCGGGCCTGTTAGAATAGTTTCTGTCATGCCCGTTTTTTTTCTTTTTACTTTTTTCTCTGCTATTTCTTTGGCTGTCGTTTCTTCTTGCGGGCCTTCCTCACTTGTAGGCGTAAATCTGTCTTCTGCCTTCTTTGGCACTTTAAATTTATCTTCTATAGTTGCAGGCGGTGGCGTAACTGCTTGCGGTGGTGCTGCCGCAGCTTGTGGCATAACTATTGTTTTTGGTTTTAAAAATCCCATTTTAATCTCCTAATGGATTGTAGTGTAGACCACTAGCCTCTTTCTGCGGTGGTCGTAGTTGGTTTAGATCTAGTTCTTGGTGTGCCACTGCTACATATCTCCAGCAATCAGCATAGTGACTTGACCAGTCATGCACAGGCCTAGAAAATGTTCTGTCCTTGTCTATGTATTTTCTATGATACCACTTCATGGCATCTAGAAACGGTTTGCACTTTTCTCTGTCTATAAAAGTTTTTGACAGCAGCATTTGTCCTGCGTGCAGCCCGTCCTCTATCGGCAACTTAGGGCATATCTTTATAGGCCGCATGCCTAACTGATACGCATACTCTTGCCTAGAGTGGCCCGTTGACATCTCTCTGACGGCAACATCGTGCGGAAACACATAGTTTCGTATTAAATAATTACGATCTTTTATAACTTGAGCATAATGATCAAGGCCATGATTGCTATCAGAATAACAGTCAATGACGAATAATCCTCGACCAATTGTTTGAGTGAATAAAAGACACGTTTGATCGGAGATACCCAGGTCGAAATATACGTCCACAGGGTAGCCAGCATCATACGGATATAGTCCAATTCGTTTCTCCTCCTCTAGTTTTTCAATATACTTACCATAGATTGCACCTGATACATTAGCAGTCCAGCTGCACTCAAACTCTTGCATGTACTGATCTTCTGTCATCAGCTTCTTTGCAGAGTCTAGTTCTTCTTGTAGCAATAATTGTGTCTCACTTGCCTTAAATAGACATGTAAACCATTCTTTGTTTGCCTTGGCATCCTCGTATAGATGATAGAACGCATCCATACCATTAGGTGTACCAATAAATATCACCTTGCCTTGACGGTCAGCTATGGCTGGCCGCTGCACTTCACTGAACATTCTGCTGTCCATTTGCGCATACTCATCGTTTACTACCAGGTCTAGCCGCAGCCCCCTGGCTGCGTCAATGTTTTCTGATCCAAACAAAGTTATTCTTGATCCGTTTGGAAAGTCAGCACGCAGCTCAGTCTCATTGAACTTCATGCCAGGTATCATCCTGGAATATTCTTTGACGTAATCCCAGGCCACCTGCTTTGCTTGCACCCTAGTTGGGCAAAAGAAAGCTCCTCTAAAATCCTTATGCTTTGTGATCAACGCTTCTTTGATAAGATGGTTGATCGAAAATATCGTTTTGCCGCCCCGTCTGTGCATGACGCACACTGCAAACCTATAGTTTTGCAACGCATCATGTAGCACCTTTTGCTGCGGCCTAGGTGAATACGGTATCTTGATAACTTCCATTAATGAACCGTGGCATCAAACGGCACACTTGTCTTGTGCAGATCGAGTAGTGATATTATGAAATCGCACGCCTCCTTTGCATCTGCGTTATCTTCAAAAGTGCCAATCTCGACAATCACTTTCTTTTGATGTTCGTCAAAATAGACTGCTGCTTTCACATCTGGTTTGTCTGTCATCGTCCGTTCTCAAGTCCTATTTATATATATAGCAAAACCGCACGCCATTTTGGGGTGGGTCGAGCCACGAAAAACTGCGAAAAAATACATGTGTCTAGGTATATATCCCACACACACACTAGGCTA